GCCCGAAAAAATTAGACATATCCAAAGTAATACTTTGTTTATATTCATTTTGACATTCATTACATGTGATCATAATAGGTTGTATTTCTGCTTCTGCCTTATGATCAACAACATAATTTTGTATTAGATTAAACAATTTACTATCACAGTTCTTCATGAATTCAGAAATATATTCTTGTTCAGTTACCATAGCGGTAGGAGTTTTAATAGTTAAAATACTTTGACTCAGTGCTGTTACTGTCATTTCAGTCATGCGTTGTAGTGCTTCTGACATGGCTGTTAGTTTTTCAGTATCCACTTCCTGTCCATCAGGCATTGATTGAAAAATACGTTGCTCATCAAATTGAATTTTATTATTATCAGACAGATTTTTGTATGTCATAGGTCTAAAATAAATTTCAATGTCACCTTGTTTGATTGGTTCTGAGTAGTCAGGGGTTTTCATTTGTTCTAGTACTGCCCGTAAGTCAGCAGAATAATCTTCTGTGTGTTTACACTTTGGACATGTAGTTGAAAATGACATTTCATGTCCATAGCTGGCAATACGAATAGCCACTAGTATAGAATCAATGTCAATTGACGGTATAACCCATGCGTTTTTAATTGCAGGGACACAACTTTGAATAACATTGATAACTGCTTGTCCGCTGAATAAGGCATCAGGTGTACGGTAAGTTATTTCATCAATGGCAGTCATTGGTAATACTGGTAATTCGCCATTATGTGGCATTTCAAGCGTCCCAGCAGGGTAGTAACTACCTTGACTTGGCAATTTGATATAAATTGAAGGTTGTCTAAAGTATTGGCTTAAGGGATTTAATGAATTCATATGTTTTTTCCTTGTATAAATATTAGTTATGCTAGAAAAAATGTCCCCCGAAGAAATACAACGTCGTATTGATGAATATACTGCAGCATTGGCAGCTGGTATTCCTATTTCACAATCACTTCATGACTCATATACTGATGCTAGGAAAGGTGTTAAGAACTTTTCAGCAGAATTACGAGCCAGTCAGTCAGCATTAACTGCTAGTTTTGGGGGATTGATTAAAAGTACAGTGGATGGTAACACTGGTGCCGCTGTATACAACGATGCGATTGGCGCAGCCGCAAAATACGCATCAACTCAAGCTTCACAAATTCCAAAATATGGAAAAGCATTAAGTTTCTTTATAGATACACTTGGAACAGCTGCTCAGCAGATATTAGTTCAAGCAGATCAAGAATTTAAACTATTTCAAGATTTAAGTCGTTCTGGTTTAGCCAATGGCATGGACGATGCGTTCAAAAACTTACAAAATGCCGGCTTTACCCTGAAGGAAATAGGCCAATTTGGCAGTATAATGAAGAGTAATTCCACACTGCTGGCATCAGTGGGTGGAACAGCACAAGAAGGTCTTACCAGATTCACTAAAATAGCTTCAGATATCAATAAATCACATGTTGGTACTGAATTATTACGTATGGGCAATCAAATACCAGATATTACCAATGGTATAGCCAATTATATGAAATATCAGCAGCTAGGTGGGCAATCTCTCAAGCAAACTGATGACGAAATTAAGAAAAATTCCGTTGCGTTCATATTTGAACAGGACAAATTAACAAAATTAACTGGTTTAACGGTAGAACAACAGACTACCATATACGAAGAAGCCTTGGGAATTGAACAATTCCAAGCAGCAGAAGCTCAATTAAAAGAAGATGCCGTAAGATATAAAGGTACAGCAAAAGGAAATGAAGCCGAAGCAAAGTTAAAATATAACAAACAAATGATGACATGGGCAGGAACTATTGGCCCAGAAATGAAAAAAAATATGGCATTAACCTTGGGAGAAGCTACGAATACCGAAGGTTATCAAACAATGCAACGATCATACAGCAAAGTTGGAGAATATATAGCCAAAGGTGGAACTGATTTTGCCGAGTCTATGAAGTTAATAACTACTGATGCCAAGGAAACATCAAAACAATTCGGAGGTTTGGCGAGAGGCGGTGATTTCAATAAGAACATGGGTTCTTTCCAAGAAATGCTTATAGTTAGTTCTCAGCAAGGAAAAGATTTTGTCAAGATGGTAAAAGATGCCGAAGAACAAGCAGAAAAGCAAAAATCAGGCAAGGATAAATCCACTTCTAATGTAGTTACTACCACGCAAAATCAACGCGACCAAGCACAATCAATTGCCCAAGTATATCATAAGACAATGGGCGTTACTACATCTGCTCTTAAACAATTTTCAATAGTAACTAGAAATGCATGGGGAGTTTTGGGTAAACTAGCCGGAAAAAAAGGACAGATGGGTGGTGCCGAATCGGGTGGTGGATTAGCTGGAATACTTTCAACCGCAGCGGCAGGCGCAGCGGCTGGTGGAGCTATTGGAGCAGTGGGTGGGTTGGGTATTGGTGCCGTACCCGGTGCTATAATTGGTGGAATAGCAGGATTAGGAGCAGGTATCCTTGGTGCTTTTTCTGGGGGTGGGTATACCGGTGATGGTGGAAAATATGACGCAGCCGGTATTGTTCATAAGGGTGAGTATGTAATAGATGCCACAACAACAAAGGCATTGGGATTAAATCAAAGTGTTGGTTCTAACGCAAAAAATGTTGATAGTGGATTAGGGTTATCTGGTAGTACACAAAAATCTCCTGCCCTTGGTGAATCTAGGCTTGTCAATACACCTGAAGATTTCTCCGATAGTCCCCGTACACCCGCACCCACGACACCAGCGATTGATCCAAAAAATAATCCAGCATTGATTGGTATTGATATTCAAAAATTAACTGACAGAATCAATCAAATTCAACGAATGATTCAGTACAAACCATCTGCTAGTCCTGCGGCTAATTTTGAAAGAGCAAGAATGCGGCAGGATGTTCTGCGTGATTTATCCCAGAACGCAATATATGAACAAACAGGTGAAACTAGTGTAGCAAAATTAACAGAAAGTCTTGCTGCTTACCAAAAATTAATGGATCAAGTAGCAAAACAAGCTATTGGTTTACAAAAAGTTAACAATAAACCCAACGAGCCAACTGATACTCGTTCACCCAATCTTTCTACTAACAATCCAGTAAAACAACCTAATTTGATGGATATTGTATTTCCTATACCATCAATTGTTGAATCTTTAAGTAAAAAAATTACAGGATTAATTGGATTAGGTAATAAAACTACTGCTGCTACTACTACCACTAATCCAACACCTATAACTAATCCAATGATGGCAATGATGGGAGCGTCTAGAATTATCAATACTCCCGAAGATTTTGGTGATAGTCCTCGTACCGTTGCTCCAGTAACTTCGGTATTACCAACTGCTAAACCCAAACCAGTTGAAAATACAAAATCATCAGCTAGTCCAGTAAAACCACCAAATTTTATTGATAACGAAATTATATTTCCTTTAACATCAAGTTTAGAATCATTGAGTAAAAAAATCACGGGACTGATGGGATTAGGTAATAAAACTACTGCGCCAACCAATAATACCACTACTAATCCAGTCAATCCACCAAAAAACTGGATTCAAGGGTCAGGAGAATCAAAACTTGTCAATACGCTGGAAGATTTCTCTGATAGCCCTCGTACGGCTGCTCCAGTAACTTCGGTATTACCAACTGCTAAACCCAATCCAGTTGAAAATACAAAAATAGATACTAAATTTAATTATTTTCAAGCAGTAGTAGATTCATTGAATCAAAAAATAACTGGCATTATTGGTATTGGCAGTAAAATTTTCTCACCTATTACATCTTTAGGCAAAAAAGATAGTGCTGCCCCAACCGGTGGATCAATTTCACCAAATATAGGGCAAAATCAACCTGCGTTGGATAAAACTTCGCCATTACCTGATTCAAAAAATGATTTTGGCATGGCAGGAATATCAAAATTACTTACAAGTCTTACTTCTTTTCAAAGTATATTAGATTTATCGAATCAAAAAACTAAAAAATCAAGAACATCGGCTGATAATTTTTATGATACGAATTTTAATATAATTCAGAATCAACAAACACAAACAGATAAATTCACGGACACACTTGTTACATCAATTGATCCGGTAATTAAAAGTTTTACATCGTTAACATCAACTACCAACAAATTAACTGGAATGATTGATGAATTACCAATTGACGGCGGTAAAGAAGGTGATTCAGGTAACATAGTTTCCCAAGCTAAAAATTTAATTTCGTCTATGGTTTCAAAATTTAAGCAAACCATGGGATTAAATCCAGCGTCAAGCTCTGGTATTGTTGGCGGTAGTGGGGATGAGTACGATTTTGGCAATGCGCCTGCCCCCCAAGCAGGAGGCTCGGCTGGTGGAGCAGCAAAACAAACAGGAGATGGAAGCGCAGCCCCTGAATCTCCGGGATCAGTGGGTCCTATTGGAGTCAATGTTCTTTCTGAGGAAGATAAACTATTAAAAACTGAAGATTATAGTGGATTAAAAATGGGACCACCAGAAAGAACTATTGGTGGTGGACCAGTTTATAAATCAGTTATCAATGGCGCTAAAAATTTCCAATCAAAATATCCTGATACCATTATTACTGGGTTAAACGATAAGTTCCATCTAAAATGGCCTACTTCTGGGCATGCTCAGGGAACATCCATGGATATATCAGGTGGCGTATTGTCATCCGCACAAGGTAATGAAAAAAAAGGACAACAATTTGTATCTGATTTAAGATCATCAGGGTTTGATGGATTAATTATTGACGAATACAATCATCCAAGCGCAGCGGCTACTGGTGGGCACATGCACGCAGAGGTGAAAAAACCTTCAGCGGCAATGGGAGATGTATTTAAAGCCGATCAATCTGATGTACTATCTGGACCATCTAGTGGTTATACAGTAGAAATGCATGGAACAGAAGGCATAGTTCCATTAAAAAATGACAAAATTCCAGTAAAAATCAAAAGTGCTGGTGGTGGTAGCAGTGAAACAATTGCTTTATTACAGCAGGAGTTAGCTTTTTTAAATTCTATAGCAGATACTATGAAAAAACAAAACGCTATCACAGATCGTATATTAGAAAAACACGGATAAGATTTATAAATGGCATTATATACTCCAGAAGAAGCTAGAGCAATCATTATTAGGTACAATGAAACATTGGCCAGAGGTGAACCTATATCTGAAGAGTTGGCCAGAGAATATGCCGATGCTGCTATTGCTATGAAAGGATATTCAAATTCATTGCAACAAAAAGCCAGAGAGTTAACCAGTGCTTTACAAAGTTTAGGAAAAAGTGCCAACGACGGAACACAGGGTCTTAGTAGATACAATCAAGCTACCGGCGCAACATTTGATTTGCTTGGTACATGGGCAGAAAAAATACCTGGCTATGGTAAAGTTGTTTCATTTTTTGTTAAAGGAATTGGCAAATATCTTACCACGGTAAACCAACACGCAGACGCACAATTTAAAGCATATCAAGATCTTAGTAGATCCGGTCTAGCTGTTGGTATGAAAGATACATTTGCTAATCTTCAATCCGCCGGATATACAGTAAGTGAAATTAGTGAATTTACAAAATTAGCCAAAGATAATGCCACAACATTTGCTAGGATGGGTAGTACAGGTGCCAATGGTCTAAAGGGATTTACTGAAGTTAGTAACTCAATCATGAAATCAGATTTATTAAATCAGTTTTCAAACATGGGATTGACTATAACCGATGTAAACCAAGGTGCTTTACAAAATATAAAATTTCAGCAAGCACTTGGTGTGTCAAAAATACAAACGCCAAAGCAACTGACAGAAAGTACAAGAAAATATCTTGAAAAACAAGATAAATTGACTAAAATAACAGGTTTGAATGCTGAACAACAAAACAAAACAATTGAAAACGCATTAAAATTAGAACAATTTAGTGCTAAGCAAGCTGAATTATTGGAAAAAGCCGAATCCGGTGGATTAGGTGCTAAGGAAGCACGGGCAGAGTATGACCGTAATGAAGAATTAATGCTAATGATGGCAGGAGCAGGAGCAAGTGATCTATTGGATGGGGTATCTTTATTATTAACTACCTCGGTAAATGATCCTAGATTTCAAAAAATATCCCAAGGATTCAATGAATTTTCAAATTTGGTAGCTGCAGGAGAAAAAGACGCAGGGAAATTAATGAATGCGGCTGTTAGGGATGCTGTAAAATTAGAATCTGAAGGCAGGGGGCAAGCTAGATTAGGTGGATTTGAAGAACAATTTGGATCAAGAAAAGCAGTAACTGCGTTGGCTGCTAACAACTTAAAGGACTATACCAAGGCAGAAGTTAAAGCTAAAGCAGTTCAAGCAAATCAAAAAACCGGCAAAGAAGATCCAAATACTGCTGATTATGCCATGATGAAGAATAACATGCGTGACGCTTCTCAATCATCTGATTTACTTGTTCAAAAAGGTATTGAACCTGCTACAGAAGCACTTAAATTAATATCGGGGTTAGAACAGCAAGTAGCCGGAGCAGCGGGCGAAGCAGCGGGAAAAGAAGGTCAACTAGGTGGCGGCACAACTTTATGGGATAAAACTAAATCAGCGGCAAAAACTGCGGTAACATCTACAGCAGATTTTTTTACATTAGGATTATATTCACGGGCAACATCTTTTTTTTCTGGCGATAAAAAACCAGCTGACGGTACTATCAAACCTCCTGAAACTAACAAACCACCCGCTACAACAGCATCAAGTAAACCAGCAACTTTGACTGATTCAAAAACTATACCACTTACCAAATATGATATGGGTGGTTATACAGGTGATTCTAGTTCAACAAACAAGTATGTGGCATCAGATAAAAAACCTGCTGTTCCCAGTATGAATGCCAGTGAGTTAACTGCTAAAATTTTTTCCAATAAAGCTTTTGTTGGAAACACTAAAACGGATGATAGTTCAGATACCGATAATGTTGTTTCTAAAATTAACGCACAAAATTATAGAAAATATTTAACATCTTTATCATTAAAGAGTAGTTCTAACAATAATAATGCGCCAAACTTAGGATTGAATACATTAGATGACTATTCATCAAAGACTACTACTCTTGGTGTTAGAAACCGAAAAACAATTTTACCTGCCGCAAATTCAGAAAATATTCCAGAAATTGATAACGACAAACCAATTTCAAAATCAACCGCATCTTCTGATAAACTGGACAATGACATAAGTGTTATTGATATGTTATCAAGCCAAGCTAAAAAAACTTTAGATGCGTATGGTTCGTTGGCACAATTTGGAAATTTTAATAAAATATTTAATGAGTCTATATTTAAAAATAGTGTACCACCAGTTTCAAACACGGATACTCAATTTGGACAACCTAAAAAATCAAATATTTTTGACCAAATATTTGACAAATTGGGTAATATTAATGGTAATACCACTAATAATGATGTTACTACCAATAATCTACCACCAGTTTCAAACACGGATACTCAATTTGGGCAATCAAAACAAACAGGAAATTTTGATAAGTTATTTGAAGAATTTGGTAAAAATTTAAAATTAGGCAATACTACTCCTACTAGTACTCCTTCTCCAAAGAATGATGTTACGATTCAAACTCCCGTTCCTAAAAATGATGTTACGACTCAAACTCCCGTTCCTAAAAATGATGTTACGACTCAATTTGGGCAATCAAAACAAACAGGAAATTTTGATAAGTTATTTGAAGAATTTGGTAAAAATTTAAAATTAGGCAATACTACTCCTACTAGTACTCCTTCTCCAAAGAATGATGTTACGACTCAATTTGGGCAATCAAAACAAACAGGAAATTTTGACAAAACAAACAATATTCCACCATCAAAAAATAATTCACCATTGATGAGTAATTTTTCTAATTCACTTGATTCATTTAAAAAAATAAGTGGAGTAGATGCTATTGGAAAATTTGCTGATAGTCCATTAGCTTCATTTAAAGAAATGGTTTCTACCACTGCTAATGGTATTGGCACTATTGGTAAATCTGCGGTATCTACAGTTACAGAACAATATGATAAGTTTATAAGTATTTTTCCTTCGTTGACTAGTTTGTTTACAAATGCTGGGTTATCGCAAAATACATATACAGACACTAATATTGATAAAATAAATGATCAACTATCAGATAACAAAGTTTTAGAAACAGATTCTAATAAAAATTTGGATATGTTCAATAAAAAACAAATGATTATTACTGATGTATCAAATAGATTGATTACAAAAGGTATTACCCCAACACAAAAATCTTTTAAAATTCTCACTGATTTGTTAGAATTAAAATTAGAATCCAAAAGCATGGCTTCTGCCGGTGGTACTGGTGGTTTAAGTGGCATGCGATCTGCTTCATCTAAAAGAAAATCTTCAATTAATAATGCCGCAGAAGGTGGTATGGCTGGTAGTTCGGCAGGTGGAGGTGGTGGAGCCGCAGGAGGCGCATCAGGAGCAACAGCCGGAGGAGCAGCAGCCGGAGGTGGTGGTGGAGCTGCAGGAGGTGCAGCAGGCGCAGCACCCGGAGGAGCAGCTGGCTCTACTGATACAGCAGGTGGTAATGCTGCTAATGCTATGAAACTCAATGCTGGTGGCACTGGTAGTGTTGCCGGAGGTACAGAAGAAACAGAAAAAGCCGGTGGTTTAGCAGCCGGCACTGGACCTACTACAGTTGGCCAAAATCAACAATTATTTTTACAAGCAATGACAGATCTAGGTGTTACTGATCCTAAGGTAAGGGCAGCAATGGCTGCTAGTGCTGAGGGTGAGTCTGGCTTTAAAATGCAATCAGAAATTGGTTATGAAAATACCAGTAATGAAGGTATTAGAAAATCATTTGGTATGGGATCTGTTTTTGGCAAAATGCCAGATGATGAATTAACTAAATTAAAAGCTGATCCTTCTAAATTCTTTGATTATGTGTATGGTGGAAGATACGGAAATGATCAACCAGGTGACGGGTGGAAATACAGGGGTCGAGGTTTTATCGGCATAACTTTTAAGGGAAATTATAAACAGTACGGTGATAGGTTAGGTATAAACTTGGTTGGAAATCCTGATTTAGCAAATGATCCAAAGATAGCCGCTAAAATTGGCGTTATGATGATGCTAGACGGAATGAAAAAAAATTCTGGAGCTGACCCATATACGCAAGTAGCACGTAGTATTGGTAACTCAAATGAAGTAACCGAGCAACGAAAGAAAGATGCTTACGCAAGAAACATGCAGACCGGTGAATTTGGCGCAGACAAAGTAGCTGATTTATCATTCATGAAAAGAGGCGCAGCCTCTACGCAAACAGCATCGGCAACTCCAGTTACTCCTAATAACCCTACTCAAACTGCGCAAGCTGAAGCCCCATCTAGTCAAGTAACATCGGCTCGTGCACAGGGTAGATTAGAAGCTGCTGCTAGTGGAGCAACCATGAAAGATGGTTACAAAACACAATTGGATCAAAATACTCAGGCAAGTATAATGCTACCTGATGGGAAATCTATACCAGCAGATGTGGAAGAAGAAGATAAAGACGATTCTACAGATTTAATTAAATCGTTGACAGCGGATAAAATAAGATTGTTGGCAATAATATCAGAAGGCATGACTAATCATGCTGAATTATCCAGACAGTTATTACAACGACAGAGCTAATAAGCTAAATAACTTACTATGGCAACTTCAAACGGTACTAACGGGCGCAACGGTTCTTGGCGCAAATATTTTAAACTCGCTGACACAAATCAGATGGGTCAACTTAGCCCAATATCGGGCAAGAACAATTTTGGACTACCTGGATATAATAGACCAGGTTCTGACTTTGAAAGCGGAACACGAAATGAATTTGCGTTTCGTAATTACGCAAGTAGATTACCTGAAGTTTATTCAGGACATCCAAACAGATTAGAGCGTTACAATCAATATGAAAATATGGATTGTGACAGCGAAGTAAACGCTTGTTTAGATATTATAGCAGAGTTTAGCACACAAGCCAATGGCGATAACGGCACTCCTTTTGATATTGATTTTGATACAAATCCAACAGATCATGAAATTGAAATTATTAAAAAACAATTACAGCAATGGACTAAACTAAACAAATTAGACCAGCGTATTTTTAAATTGTTTCGTAATGCCATCAAGTATGGTGATCAAGTATTTGTCCGTGATCCAGAAACATTTGAAATGTACTGGATTGACATGATTAAAGTAGCTAGGATCATTGTTAATGAATCTGAGGGTAAGCGTCCTGAACAGTATATCATTCGTGATATCAATCCTAACTTCCAAAATATGAGTATGGCGGCTAAAACCACATCAGATTATTATGTAAGTCGTTCAACAGGCTCAGTTACTACCGGTGGCAATTACAACGCTCCAAATGGTGGCGGTGGCGGCGGTGGTGGTGGTGGTGTAGGTAATAGTCGATTCACACAAGCCATGAATGAGTCATGTATTGATGCCAAGCATGTAGTTCATCTGAGTTTAAATGAAGGTTTAGATTATTTTTGGCCGTTTGGGCAAAGTATTCTAGAGAACATTTACAAAGTTTACAAACAAAAAGAATTATTAGAAGATTCTGTATTAATTTATCGTGTACAACGTGCTCCGGAAAGACGATTATTTAAAATTGACGTGGGTAATATGCCTAGTCACATGGCAATGGCATTTGTTGAGCGTGTTAAAAATGAAATGCATCAACGCCGTATTCCAACGGTAACAGGTGGCGGAACTAGCATGATGGATGCTAGTTATAATCCATTATCAATAAATGAAGACTATTTCTTTCCGCAAACAGCAGATGGGCGAGGAAGTTCGGTGGAAGTAATGCCGGGTGGACAAAATCTTGGAGAAATTGACGATTTAAAGTATTTTAATAATAAAATGGCTCGTGGTTTACGAGTTCCTAGTAGTTATCTTCCAACAGGACCTGATGATAGCGCAGGAACCATGAACGATGGCAAAGTTGGGACAGCGTTAATTCAAGAATTTCGGTTTAACAAGTACTGCGAACGGTTACAAAAACTAATTATGCAGAAACTTGACGATGAGTTTAAGATGTTTTTAAGTTGGAGGGGTTTTAGTATTGATAGCAGTATTTTTACACTTAGATTAACTCAACCACAAAATTTTGCTAGTTATCGTCAATCTGAGCTTGATACCGCACGTGTAAGTACATTCACTGCTATCGAACCACTTCCTTATTTGTCAAAACGTTTCTTATTAAAGAGATACTTAGGATTAACTGAAGAAGAAATTTTTGAAAATGAAAAATTATGGAAAGAAGAACGTGATCTTTCTGATGTTGTTAACGTGTCTGGTCAAGATTTACGATCAGTTGGGGTAACACCTGCTGGAATGGATGCTGATATAGACATGGGTGATGATTTAGCCGATACCGGTGTGGGTACAGCCGATGTTGATGCTGGTGGAGATCTTGGCGCTCCTCCGGGACCTGGTGCTGGGGCAGGAAGTGCTGGTAGTCCAGCCGGCAATACAGCGGGCGCATAAACTCATGGATAAAAGATAAATAATACATCATGATATTAAACGAACTCTACGAAAAAAGTCCTGAATCTTATCAGGATTTAGAAAACGATAACACCCAACCACAGATGGGGCAATTACGTAAAACTCGTTTAACTTTGCGACAAATTCGTAAATTGCGTAAGATGAATGATATACGAAAAATAGAAATTAACAATAAATTAAAATACGTCAAAGCGCAATATTCTCCGCCTGCTGAACCAGCCGGACAAGCAATGCCAATGTAACACAAGTTACACAAAAATAGTCATTTTTATCGCATAAATGAGTAATATTATTAGTTACTAATAAGTATTATCACGAGCCATAATCTTAGGAGATAATATGACAACTAAATTTGAACAGTTAATTGAATATGTAATTAACGATGACACCGAAAAAGCCCGCGAGCTTTTCCATAATATCGTAGTTGAAAAATCACGCGAAATTTATGAAAATCTAATGAATGAAGAAGATGAAGAAGATATCGAAGAAGGTATGGAAGATACTTCTGGGGATGCCAACGAAGACCTTCAACGAGAAGTTTCAACCGATCAAAAAGGCATGACTGAAGAAGAAGGCGATGATGAAACTGCCGATTTTGACGATGAAGCCGAAGAAGATGGTGAAGATTTAACTAAAGACATGGAACAAGATGCCGATGATGCCGATGATGAAGATTTCGGTGACGAAGAAGGCGGCATGGAAGGCGAAGAAGATCTTGAAGATCGCGTGGTTGATCTAGAAGACAAACTTGACGAATTAATGGCTGAATTTGAAGCTTTAATGGGTGACGAAGCAGCTGAGCACGGTGACGAAGAAGGCGACGACTTTGACATGGAACCAGTTGATGGTGAAGTTGGTGGTGATGCTTATGCTGACGATGATACATCAGAATTTGATGACGAAGAAGGCGGAATGGGCATGATGGAAAACGTTAGCCTACAAAAAGTTGCTCCAGCAAAAATGGGAGACAACGGTGCCAATACTAAATCACCTACCACATTCAATTCTGGGGCAGCTGGAATGCAAGGTAAACCAGTACGCAATGTAGCTGCTGAGTCAAATCCAGATGGTACATCGGCATACAAAGCACCAAACAGTTATGCCGTTAAAGGCCGTGGCGATTTAAAAGGCGCAGGATCATTCAAGAATGTTCCAGCAAAAAATGGATCAAAGTTAGAAGCAGCACCAAAGCCGCATTTAGCACAAGGTTCTAGTAATACAAGATCACCTTTACCAAAAGGTTAATAGACTGATATGGCTCGCAACACATATCTCAAAGAACATCTAAGCTTCACTCAGGCAAAAGTCGAACTTTTAACTGAGGAAGCACATGATGGCGGCAAATCTCTTTATATGAAAGGTATTTGCATTGAGGGTGGCATACGAAATGCCAATGAGCGTATATATCCAGTAGATGAAATTGCCAAAGCAGTAGACACAATTAATGACCAAATTAAAACAGGGCATTCTGTGTTGGGTGAGGTTGATCATCCCGATGATCTTAAGATTAATTTAGATCGTGTTTCA